TGATTAAATGATCTGTCATTTGTTTAATTTTAGTTTGGTTTGCGTTTGAGTAGTCGTTTACTTTTAATCCTTTGAAATACTTGAGCCGAATATCCACAAAGTCCGCGGCCCATTTGTAAAAGTTAATGTAATCTTTGAACGGTGAAAAACTGCTAACATGCAACTGATGAAAGAGCTGGCTGTAGCTTTCCGGTGTGGGTGTGCCGCTTAAATAGATAATAGGTTTACCGGCACAAAGTTTTTTCAGAATCTTCACTTTGTTGGCAGGCTTAGGGTACTGCCCCAAACAATGCGCTTCGTCCAAAATAATCAGATCAGGTGAAACGGTTACATTGTGTAACTGTTCATAGTTGGTAACTGTCAAAGCGAAGTTCAATCCCAATGCTTTGTGATCTGCAATAATGCCGTCAATTACTTTTTTCTTTGTCACAAATAGAACCAACTTTTGCGACAGATTCTCAGCTGTTAGCAAGGCTGTGGCGGTTTTGCCTGTGCGGACTTGCATAGCTAAATAGACTAAGCCATGTTTGCGGATGATGTCAGCGGCGCGGTTGCTGATGTCTATTTGGTAATCACGTGGCTGCATAAAATAAAAAAAATCCCCTCCCGCTTCTTTTGGCTAACTTCCTAATGTTATTAATACAGGAGGGGAATATTTTTAGAACGGAGAATCTTCTTCCGTTGGTTTGGATGTGAACAATGTTTTCCAGAACTTCTCAAAGTATTCGAGCTGCTTTGAGTTGTCGTAAACGAACTGCCCTTTTACTTTTACTTTCTCAAGTTCGGGAAGGTCGCCGGGGTTGTCCTTAGACCATTTCCACTTGAGCGCTTTGCCATTCTGATTGACAAAGATCGTAGTTTGCGGTTTGCCGTTCTCACCTGTTTTGCTTGATGAGATCAGCTTTACAGGCTGAGTAACATCAGCATTTGCAATGCTGTTTGTCAGGCCGCGATAATAACCTGAATCAGTACGAACCTGTACTAAATACTTTTGCCCTTCGTCCTCAAGTACTATCTTGAGTTTGCGGAACTTTGTACCCTGATACTCATCATCGTGAAACTCAACTGATGTAATCAGACCATCAACGGCATCAAAGAGTTCAATGTCTCCGTTCGCATTCTTTCGGGCAAATTTGCCCTCTTTCAAATTTAGGTAGGTAATGCTACCTGTGTTATTGCTTAAGCCCATAATTGCCGGGTAACCGTTCCCCGGTGCGGTTAAGAGTTTAGTTCTTTGTATTCAATTTCGAACCTGTGAACCATGTGTACTGATTCAGCTAGTTCTTGTATTGCTTCATTCTCCAAATGTGTGTAAAGGAAATCATCCCATTCAATATCCTCTACCTCTATAGAATCGCCTAGCATGTAGCAGTTGGCGCGGATGTTCACCCAGATAGAATAGGTAATTACTTGTACCTCCTGTTTAATAGTCATTCTCATAACTTATGGCTGATTTGGTATGTTAGTTGTTTTGGTTTACTAGTTTGGTTTTCTGCAAGCCATAGCGCGTGAGTTGCTTTAAATAGTTGAATATCCTGCATTGTATCTTCTTTTGTGATCATCTGCCAGCCGATGCCCTGTATGTCACCTTTCTTCCCTTCAGTGCGCGTTTTAGCATTGAGCCATAAAATAGCTACTTTGTCAACCTCAATGCCTGCACTATATAACAAAGCGCGGTATGCGGCAAGCTGCAGCCAATACGAAGGATATATAGCGTTTGATGTTTTGATGTCTAAAAGGATCCGTTCACCATTCATATTAATAACGCGGTCAATCGTGCCGGCATATCCTAAGTCCTGACTGATTATATTTAATTCTATGCATTCGGTTACAAATTGAAACCGTTTGCGAAACTCGACATACCTTTCAAACATGGCCCATTCATTCAGCTTGTAATCAATAGATCCGTTTTTGTTTACAAGTTGCACCTCTTCACCGATGTCGTAATCTTCTGTTAGTTTGTGAACTACTGAACCCCTGCGGCCTGCTTCGTCCCTGATCTCATCCGCATCTTTGCCGGCTTCTTTTAACCAGTTGTAATATGCCGCGCCCTTAGGATAACATTCTAAGATAGTTGTTACGGAGGGAACAAAGCCGCCGTCATCTGTTTTGTAGAACCTCGAATCGAGGAAGGTTAATTGTTTGTCGTTGATTTGATACATAAGCTTAAAGTTTAATTGTTATGCAAATATAAAAATAAATTTAATAAAACAAAATTATTTTTTTATTTTTGTCAAAAATAATTAAAAATGAAAAAATCAACACGAGGGCGAAAGCCACTGCCAGAGGCAGAAAAGAAAAAGGTTATTAACCTATTTGTAAAAGCAAAGCATTTTAAAGCCGCAAAAGAAGAGGCTAAATTAATTGAAAAAAAATACAGTGTATAAAATGATTAAATCAGCAAAGCTTTATAAACAAAACAACCTTTCCGTAATCGCTACAGGTGACACAAAAAGAGCGATAATGGCTTGGAAAGAATACCAAAGCCGTATTGCAACGGATGAAGAACTGCAGAAACAATTCGCACACCCTAAAGCTAAGGGGGTGGCCGTTGTTTGCGGGGCGGTATCCGGCAACCTTGAAGTAATAGACATTGATCTGAAGAATGATGTCACAGGTGATCTTTACCAAAGATTGGTAAACGATATTAGTTCACTAATTAGTAAACTTTATATTGTAAAGACAAAGTCAGGTGGTTATCACTTTTACTATAGGTGTGAAGTGATAGAAGGTAATATTAAACTCGCAAGCCGCGCAGCAACGGAATCAGAGCAAAAAGAAAATCCGCATGTAAAGCAAGTTGTATTAATTGAAACGCGCGGCGAAGGTGGTTACGTTATTGCTCCTCCTACTGAAGGTTATGAAAGGCAAACGGATTTTAAAATACAAGTTCTTACAATAGATGAACGTGATCAGCTTTTATCTGCATGCCGTTCGTTTAATGAGATAATAGAACATGTGCAAACGGTAAGGGAATATCAAACAGGATATAATAAAACTCCTTGGCAGGATTTTAATGAACGCGGGGATATTGTTTCCGTACTAACTCGCAATGGTTGGACTATTGTAAACGAAACAAGCGAACGTATTATATTTAAAAGACCAGGAACAACAGACTCAAAAAGTAGTGGAGACTATCACAAAGAACTGAAGCTGTTTAAAGTATTTACCACGTCGACACAATTCGAACCGGGGAAGGGATATAATCACTATGCTGTCTACACAACTTTAGAGCATAACGGAGACTACAGCAAGGCGGCTAAAGAACTAATAAAACAGGGTTACGGTGAGCAGGGCGGATTTGTTGAAAAGAAAATATCTGTAGTTGTAAACCGTTTAATATCTGCAGGACATAACAAAGAAAGAATAATTGACGTACTTACAACGGAACACAACAAACCAAAAAGGGAAGCCGAAATACTTTTGGATGAAATAACCGGAGAGCGTGGCGATACAATACAGGCTTTTTGGGAGGTTAACGAAACGAAAAGCGGAAAAACAATTACCCTGCAAAGACATAAACTATGTGAGTTTCTTTTTAACTCAGGTTTTCATCTTTTCTTTTATGATAAAAAGTCAAACATCTTTAGGCTTGTATTTCAGAAAGACGGCTTTGTTCAGGAGGCATCGACAGAAATGATAAAGAAATTTGTAAAGAATTACATTCAATCCCTTCCGGCAAAGTTTGATAACATTACTCCGAATGAATTACTTGAGATCGTTATGAAAGGATCTGATGCATATTTCGGGAATGGCTTTCTTGAGTTCATGGATGCAAAGGATATTGACTTACTGAAGGATGACGCAAAGACTGCTTATTTTCCTTTCCGCAATGGTATCGTAAAAGTAGACTCTACAGGATCTAAGCTTTTAAGTTACGGAGAGGTGGGTCACGTGGTATGGCAAAGCCAGGTCATAGACTTTGATATTGACATTGACTTCGACTTTGCTGAAGATCTTTGTGAGTTTTGGCGGTTTATGGAAATGGTATCTGGAGACGGTCAGGATAACGTTGAATATCTTATGAGTCTTGTCGGTTATCTTCTTCATCAGTTTAAAGATCCTGCGCGCCCCTTTGCAGTTATCCTTGCTGAAGAGACAGAGGACGAAAAGAAAGGCGGTGGCACAGGAAAGGGAATACTTGTAAAGGCTTTAAGCTTTATGTCAAATATTGAGCGTGTCGATGGTAAGAATTTTAAACTAGATAAAAACTTTGCTTTTCAGCGCGTAGGACTTGACACGAAGATCATAGCTATTGAGGACGTTCGAAGAAACGTTGACTTTGAAGGATTCTACTCGATTATAACTGAAGGTGTTACCGTTGAAAAGAAAAATAAAGATGAACTCTTTATACCTTACAAAGATTCGCCAAAGATACTATTCACCACAAATTACACGATACCATCAACAGGCGATCACGCAAAACGTAGGCAAAGGGTATTTGAGTTCAGCAATGCGTTTAGTTCTAAGTACACCCCTTTAGATCATTTCGGGCATAAACTTTTTGAAGATTGGGACACTGATGAATGGAATAGGTTTTACAATCTAATGTTTATCGCAGTTACTTTTTATCTGAAGTTCGGAGTGAAGGATGTGGCAAATGGTGAAAAGCTGAAGAGAAAGCATATAAGGCTGAATTTTGGCGAGGAGTTTCTAGATTGGTGGGATAACCACACAAAAGAGAATGAGGGCAAATTTGAGCCTTTTAAATCGCTTTACAACGAATTTAGAATAGCAAATGATCTGGAAATAAAGGATTACAGCTCGAAAAGATTCAGAAAAGCAATAGATGAAGCTGCCGAAAGGTTTGAATATCGCGTCGCATCGCGTCGCAGTGGCCCTGAAAGAATCAATGAAATATGTATTGAAAGGATAGAAACCAGCAAAAATGGACATGATGACTCGATTAAAAAACCATTCTGAAAAATCAAGTCACCTTGTAAACTATTGTAAATCAAACAGATAATACATAAAGACTCGATGACTTGATTTTTTCTATATTTTTAGGTCTCCTATAAATATATATATATTACTGGGGGGGGGAAAGTAAGAAAACGCAAAAAATCGATGGATCGAGTCTTTTTGTTTTTTTTATGAAATATTTGCTTTCCTGAAACATTTATTTATTTTTATGTATGCGAACGGTTTTTGATGAATTGCCGAAAACAATATTTGATCTATGATGTGCGGTCAATGTAAGTATTGGGTGAAGAAAAGCAGAAAAGATAATAGCTATGCTTTTGGACTTGTACACCTTACATCTGTTTTGGGGATTTGCAATAACCCGGCTGCGATGGATCTCATTAACCTTATACCTAACGAAAATGCTTTTAACATCATTCCTCACGCTACAATCGAAACGGATGAAACCTTTGGATGTATCTACTTCGAGCCGGTCGATCTTGAGCAGTTTATTCAACGATCCTCGGATTGATCAAATGCTTGGCAAGTTTAATGCCGGGGGCGGTCAACAGGATTTAAAGAGTGAACTCTTTGCGGCACTATGCGAAAAGGATGAACAAGTTATTTGTGATCTACAGGAAAAAGGGCAGTTGCTTTACTACGCTACAGGGATAGTACAAAGGATGATCTTTCAGCCGGGTGGTAGGTTTGCAAGGCGATACAGATGCCAGACGTACGAATACAGCGAAGATATACTAAACGAAGAGAATGAGCCTGTAAACAATGACAAAGAAACGAAGCTGCAGGCTTTGGAAGATGCTATTGATAAAAACCTGCATTGGGTTGAAAAGTCAATCCTCGACCTTTACAAAGACATGGGCAGTGTTGAGAAGATCAGCAAGGCTACAAAGATCAGTGCAAAACAGGTGAAGCGTATTTATGACAAGACAAAGGAAAAGTTACGTACATCTGTCAGCGGAAAGCTTATGGGGAATTACATTGTAGTCACACAGGAACTGATATTAGATATGCCTGATATGGTCACACCTGACAATATTAACGATATATTGGATGAAACACTTGAGTATATGAAGGCAAGACTTGAGGGAAGGATAATACCTTCAAAGCAAAAGACAAACGGTTACATAAAAGAACTACAGCCTTTAAGAGTTAAAAAAGTAATATGATTATACTTATACCGATAACAGCAATCTTTTGTTCTTGGATATGGTTCGGGGTGTTTCGTATGGATGAAAGGTATAAACTACTTAGGCGAAAACCTTTCTCATGTCCGATGTGTTTTTCAATGTGGCTAAGTGCAATCCTGTACTTTTGCCCTACCTTTGCCATTGAGCTTTTATTCGTAACATCATCAACAGCAGCACTAGCAGCATGGCTCGAAAACCTAAACAGCAAGTAAGCGAATCTCAATACGAAAAGAACAGGGATACATTTAAAGCTATTGAGAATTCATGGCATACTGTTCGCATCGGTTATATTCGTGATCTAGATCAGTTGGCACGTTTTGAAATTGAGCGTATATATAGGGAGGAACTAGATCAGTCATGGCTACCGAATAGATATTGCTCAGGATGTTACTTTAAAGCAGTAGAAGACTTAATCTATCATTTCAATTTATGAACTATATCCATCCTACAGCAGTCATCTATCCAAACGTCATTTTGGAAGATGACATTTACATCGGGCCATACTGCATCATCGGTGCTCCTCCTGAATGGAAAGGAAAGGAAGACGATCCGAAAGGAGTTTACATCATGTCAGGAACAAGGCTTACAGGTTTGGTCACAGTCGATAGTGGTGGCATTGATGTTACGATCATTGGTAAGAATTGCTACCTTATGAAGCATTCGCACGTAGGTCACGATGCTATCCTGAAAAACGGAGTAACGCTTTCCTGTGGTGCAAAAGTCGGTGGTCATTCTGAAATAGGGGAAAACACTAACATCGGACTAAATGCAACCATTCATCAGAAAGTGAAAGTGCCTTCAGGATGTATGATCGGGATGGGTGCGGTGGTCACAAAGAAAACGGAATTAAAAGATAATTGTAAATATGCCGGCGTGCCTGCAAAATTCATAGGATATAATGACAGGAATCATCTATCTCAATTATAAGCGCAAAGAGCATTCTGATCTTGCATTGCAGTCTATTAAGCAATGTCAAGGCGATGCTGAATTACTGGAGGTTGAAATGTTTGGTATTGCGGCTGCTATTAATCATGGCCTCAAATACTTCTTTGACGAGAATGGCTTTGACTACGTTGCCATCTGTGCAAACGACATCATAATGCCTCCGGGATGGCTCAATAAAATGATTCATGATGCTGAAATAATTACCAATACCGGGATGTCTGCAATACATTGCGTGGAAGCATTACCGGATGAACAAATCATAAACAATATAAAATGTCATCCTTCATGGGGTGTATTCGGAAATACCTTACTAACAAAACAGGCTTTCGATAAAATAGGATATTTCAACACAGATCATGATCCATACGGGATGCAGGATTCAGATTATTGTTACCGATTACATAAAGCAGGGTTTACAAATTATTACATATCAGCATTAAAAGCTGAACATATCGGCGGTGATGTAGGTATTGGAACGGATTACCGATTAATGAAAGATGAAGGTTTAAGCAAGGCCGGGAATACTTATGGCAAATGGCTGAAAGTTTACGATTCGGGAAATGTCTATTTTCCGTATTTACAAGAGAATTATATAATACAAATGAATCAAATGTATGGGGAGGTATAAATTAATAGAATCACCGGAAAAGATGTGGGAGCTGTTTGTAGCTTATAAAGAAAGCGCAAAAAGCAAACCTATATTAGTTCAAGACTTTGTAGGTAAAGACGGGATGGAAGTTAGGCGCGAAAGGGAACGACCCTTAACGATGGAAGGTTTTGAAAATTATTGTTTTGAGCAAGATATTATAAATGATTTAGGAGATTATTTTAGTAACAAAGACGGGGGATATTCAGATTTTTCCACTATCTGCCGCGCGATTAGAAGAGCAATTAGAGAAGACCAGATAAGCGGTGGCATGGCAGGTATCTACAATCCATCCATTACACAAAGACTTAATAACTTAGTCGAGAAGACTGACAATAAAACAGACACGACATTCAGATTAGTCGATGACACAACAGGAAACGCAAATCAAAGCTCCGATCCCGCATGATGCACAATTGAAAGTATTAACAGAAGCGAAGAGATTTAATGTATTGGATTGTGGCAGGAGGTGGGGTAAGTCTTATCTTTCAGTAAGGGTAATGATGCAGTCAGCTTTTAACAAAGAGCCGGTGGCATACTTTGCGCCTACTTATAAACTATTAGAGGGCACGTTTAAAGAGTTGTATAGTAGGTTTATGCCTATGATTACCAAAAAACATGACAACCAATTTATCCAGATTGTAGGTGGCGGATCGATTGAGTTCTGGTCATTAGAAAATCCATTAGCCGGCCGTTCACGAAAATACAAGGTGGCCATAATAGATGAGGCGGCATTTAACAGAAACCTATGGCAGTCGTGGACTGAGGCAATACGACCTACGCTTACCGATTTAAAAGGTAGCGCATGGTTTATGAGTACGCCAAAGGGGAAGAACGATTTTTACAAGCTCTGGATGCGTGGGCAAACGGGCGAAGAGGGATGGGCAAGCTGGCAGATGCCGACAAGCACAAACCCTTTTATTGATATTTCAGAGATTTATTCAGCTGAAAAGGATTTGCCTGCTTTGGCATTTAAGCAGGAGTACCTTGCGGAGTTTAATGAT